TTTCTTAAAGTCGAAGTGTTATCAAATAAAGCACCAACTGCACCTGTAAATGCTATATTATCAGTAGTTGTATTTCCAACCGTTGTAACATCTTGTAAATCCTGAGCTACTAAGCCACCTATAAACGTATCTACTAAGTCAGGCACAACCGCAGTTATATAAGTGTCAACCGCTTGCGTTGTTGGATAAAGTGTATCGTTTATAGTTGTGAAATCAGTTACTTTATTATCAACATCCTCAGCGTTCAAAGAAATCAATGTTTGGTCTCCAGTGTTTATTCCACTTGTATTGTCAAGTTTTACTTTGTCTTCTGCATTAAGTAACCCAGCTTCTATAGTTGTAGCTTGTGGAATAGTAACATCCGCACCAGTAGAAGATTCAATCTTAAAACTTGTACTTGTTTTTGTAGATAAACTTAAATTAGTTGTCGAAGTTAACCCAGCATCTATAAAGCCTCTAATTTCTTCAACAGTAGTTTCATTTATACCACCAAAATCAAGGTATGTATCTTTGTTTTTTTCGTGTGCTAAAACCGTTGGGAATACATCATTCCATTCAGCACTACCCTCAATTGGAGTTACACCCGTAGAAACATCCGTCGCAATCCATAAACGACCATTATATGTAGCGAATTCGTCAACCAAATAACTTCTATCTACATCATATATTAACGTTGGGTCATTTGCCTGACTTAATGAAATAAAATCGTTATAAATATTAATGAAATTACCATCAATTTCGGCATTCGTTAACGTATCATCTTTATTAATTAACGGTAGATTGTCCGTTTCTCTTAAAATTAAATTGTCTGTATTCATATTATGAACCTATATTTCGGATTTTAATTCCATTTGTAAATTTAGCATTATTTTCACACTTAAATAGTGGGTATTGTGTCTTATTTCGTTCTAAAAATTTAATTATATTTTCTTCACAAAATGTCGCACCTGAACGAGCCTGAGTTGAAAGTCGCATAATCGTTTTTTCATCTACTTTCTCACTATATTGATTTGTTTTTGCAACCATTCCCGTAGCCGTTGAAATTACACCACTATTGACCACATATCTTGCATAGGTTGAATAAACCAAAAATTGTTTAATGCCATCTAAATAGTATTTCTCATTTTGGTAAGTATATTCGCCACCGTTAAACAATAAAGAATATTTAGTTAGTGACGGTAAAGCTATAAAATCTGCTATTAAATCCAAATAAAAAGTGTCACCTAGTAATTCCCTTAAATCAAAGTTTTGAGCCTCTAAAATGTAGGGATTCAGTTGTTTACTTTCGTTTATATTAAGTGAAATAGACTTAACCGCTTGTATGTTTGCTAGTGTTATTAATTTTGTTGTTATCATAAGGCTAACATTTGTTTAACTTGTTCGTCTGAAAGTCCAAAAAGAACCTTTAAAGTACCTTTTTTCTGTTCTAAATTCAATAAAGGGTCTGCTAAAATAGAAGTCAACGCTTGTGTACCACCGACACCTAATGTTACCGCTAATAAAGTAGTGTCAGCTTTTAAATCAGTAGCTTCTTCGTCTCCATTTGCCACTCTAATTTCATTCTTAGTGTAGTAAGATAAGTATTCGGGTGCAATTGACTTTGAATATTTCAATGGTAAAATTGAATAATCATTTGAAGGGCAAATATCATAATAAAAGTTAGTGAATATTTCCATTAAAATCTCTTCAATTACTAATCTATCATCTGAAGTCACACCGTTGTAATAGTCGAATGCATCTGAAATCTCTTTTGATGTTCCCAAAGAACCTTGAACACGCAATAAAAGAACTGGAGGAATTAAGAACATTTTTATGATTGAATCTCTTGAACTATTTTCGGTGTATTCGTATAAACCATCGTAATTTTGAATCTCAATCTTTTTTAATTCAATTGGACTTTCATTGTTTGCTTTCTCAACAACTAGTAAACGTCCTGCTCCTTCACCACCTTGAAAATCTCTTAAATTTTGGTCAAATAATTCGCTATCTTCATCACTTTCAGACTCACCAACTATTAACAAATGACTAGCCAAAAAGTTATCCGTAGCCGTAGAATGTTTAAATTTCTTTAGTTGTGCTTCCGTTAGCATATCTTCCAAGACTGCATCAAATGGAGTTAATGGATATTCATTTAAAGGTGAGTAATAAACTTGACCTTTGTAATTTTCCCAACCTCCGGCTTCTTCAACCTCTTGCTCTACATTTGCAGGATTGTAAGCATTAATATAAATGATGTCAGTCTTATCGAATTTCTTATGCTTAGTCATGCCCCAGTCATCGTAAACCTCAATCATTCCATACCTTGCATCACCTTCAGGAACTAAACGACAAAATTCAAAAGGTATTAAACTAACCTCTCTTTTTTGATATAAGCCATTATAATTAACGTGAATAGCTACACCGCCAAATTTACCGTAATCTTTAATAAGTTTTCTAGTAAATTTATCCGCAGTTTCGCCACTTGAATTTACTTTATTTTTATAGAATGTAGTATCCTTAAGACCACCACCGAACACAAATTTCTCGTTTAATTTTAAACAAGTTTTTGCAGTTCCTGAATCGTTAACAATATCAATTACTCGTTGAGGGTATTTGTTGTCAAAGTCATATTTCTTAACGAAAAATCCAACATTATCAACAACATCTATCCTTTGAGTAACTTTTTGAGCTGTGCTTTTTACCTTAGCCATTATTTTCTTTTTGCTCTAGTTCTTTTAACCGCTTGTATCACTTCTTTTATTTCTTCAGCTAGTTCTTTAATATCTTCTTTAATGCCAACTAGTTTTTGCCAATTCTCAGGAACTTTCTCAAAGAATTTAATCAATGTAGGATTATGCTTTAGAGCCGAAATACATTGTTTATCTGTTGAATGTTCAGTAATTGTGTCCGCTCCAAATGACATTACCACACTACCTTTCTTTACGTGAAATTGTTTTTCCATTTTTTCTTTTATTTTGTTTACTATGTTTGGTCTTTTTAATGCAAAAAATAAATCCTCTATACATTCACATTTTTGAGCCTTATTTAGACTAATTCCAAATAAGTCTATATTTAATCTATTCGCTTCTTGCCACTCAATAGATAAATGGTTTCCCCTCCATTCACTTTTGGTCTTTTCGTAGCTTAATACCTTGTTAATTCTATTTTCCATATTTAAAAAAAAAGGGCATCAAATAAATGACACCCTTAAATTTAGTAATTATTTTTGAATTAATCCAAAATACTATCAACAACCGCTTTAGAAGTTGCATAATTTGTAATAAATAGAGAGTTAGGAAGTCTAGGCTCTTTATTATTGATAGTTGTAAAAGTGAAATCAAACGCTCCTTGAGTATCTGCGTTGTTTGGATCTCTTTCAAGAACTGACATTTCAAGTCCAGTTGTTAAACCATAGATTTCAAATGCTGAATTTCCTGATACACCTTTGTAATAGTTTTCTGTTATGATAACAAAACGACCATCTTTCATTGAGTTAAGTTGTTCTTTAATCTCTGGAGACAAATCGAATCCTTTCATCATTACAGAATGGTCAAACATATTGTTGAAGCCAACCTTAACCATTGAAGCCTTTGGTGCAATTGAATTGTTTTTACCATCAATTTGGTAAGCAAATTTTCCCATTGCTAAAACGATGTCCTCAACCGTTGACGTATTTGTAGCATCAAAAGAAATTGAAGCTATGTCATCAAAATTAAAGATAACAGCTCTGTCACGTGTTCCTCCTTGCATAGGAGTTTCGCAACTAATTAAAATGTTTGAAGCTATAGCTCCGCATACTACTGACATATTTGTATTTTTTTAAAAGTGAATAAAAAGGGAGTGTTTTAAGCTCCCATTTAATATTAATATGCTACTTGAATTTCGTAATCCAATACAACTTTTGCATCAATGTTAAATGCGAAATCAATGAAGTTTTTCTTAGATTTTTTGTCATTGAAAACGTCCATTCCTGACATTGCAGTAACTTCTTCAGTACCGATTTGCAAGTTTGTTGGAGTTACCAATAACGCTCTGTGTGGTAAATGATAAACAGTAACAGTTGAGTAGTAAG